GTGATAATAAAATTACGACCAAATAATTCGTTTAAACAAAGAAAAGATGAGAAAAATAATAACTTTTTTGATGAATTTGATGCAGAATATATGGAATATTTAAGAAAGAAAGCAATATATTCACAAGAACACATAGAAAAGAAGGGACTTCCAAAAGATTAATTCTTGTTAGATAAAAGATAGGCATTTTCTTTCAATTTTCGATTGTCTTCTTACAGCTTACAGACATTAAAGAGAAAACTGTTTCGTCGGTGGACGTAAAACATAATTATCGATTGTTACGTAACTGTTGGAGAAAAAATGATGAAAAAAGACTTATTTATAGCAATCAATTTGCAATTGTTTTCAAAACGAGAAAAAGAAAATCGAATGGAATTGTTAACAGATCCTAAAAAGAATACTTTAGTCCCTATTTCTTCTGATAGAAATAATAAGAAAAAAAAGAATAGAACATTTACACGAGAAGAATTGGCGAAAATACTGACTGCTGAAATAAAAAAAGCAGAAGTAGACTGGGAAAAGAAACGAAATGATCAACAAGAAAAAATAGAAAAGGCAAAAGAAGTAGCGATACAAAAAGAATTTCAAAAACAATTGGCCCAAAAAGAAGCAGAAATTGCCGAATTACAACGTAAGCAATTGCTTGCTGAAGCATCAAAAATGGCGTATCGAATGTTCAATGAGAATAATCTATTGATTGATGAAGATTTACTTCACTTAGTTATTCAAGAGGATTTAGAAACAACAAAAAAAGCAGTAAATATCATCATTTCTTTTGTTTCAAAATTAGAACGGAAACATTTATAAGACTTGGTTAGGATAATACAATGATTGAAAAATTAGCACATATATACAAAGAGTAAAGATTCAATTTTTAAAGAGAAAAAGCTAGAGACGAATTAGCTAAAAACTAGAACTAAACAAAAAGACAATTTATAAAAATATAAAGGTGCTGATCAGACATGACTAAAACAATGGAACAAGCAATTTTTAATGCAATGGTTCAGTGGGTTTCTACACATAACTATACAATGCATACCTATCAACCATTGAATAATGTGGAGGATTATCCATTTGTTGTATTTGAACAAACAAAAACGATGTATCAAGCAAACAAAACAGCACTATTAGGAAATGTTACCTTATTTTTATCTGTATGGGGAGAACAAGAAAAACGAAGTCAAGTATCTGAAATGGCAACAACAATTTTTAAAGGGGCCTTTGGAATAAACGAGGCACAGGGCTATTACTGGTCGTTAAATAGAGAAAAAAGTATGATACAACTACTCATGGATACAACAACGAATCAACCATTAGTACGAGCAAATATTGAACTTAATTTTAATTTATTAGGAGGAATTTAAATGGAAACTTTAAAAGGAATTGATATTATTTTACTTTATCGTGTCTTAAATAAAGCAAAAAGAGAGGCTGCTTGGAAGATGGTTTTTCAAACAGAACACTCCAATAGTATGACAAGAGAAGCAGACTCAGCAGCAACTAAAGATGGGAACGTACAAACGCTTAGTCCGGTGGCCTATGATTTTTCGGCTACTTCATTAATCGCACAAAATGATCCACATATTGATGAAATGAAGCATGCTTTATTAGATGGAGAAATTGTTGAAATTTGGGAGATCAATAAAATTGAAAAGGGAACTGGTGAGAATAAAGAGAAGTATAAGGCGACTTACTATCAAGGTTATGTCTCTGAATTTACACCAACAGCTAAGGCTGAAGAAAGTGTCGAATTAGAATTAGCTTTTGCTATTAATGGTGTTGGTCAAGATGGTTATGCTTCGTTAACAAAAGAACAATTGGATGTCATTCAGTACGCTTTTTCAGATACCTTAAAAGAACAAGTGCCTAATAATAAATAAATGTAAATCAATTATTGACAAAATATAGGAGGAACTAGCGATGAAATTAAAAATAAATGGAAAAGAATACAGCTTTAAATTCGGTGTAAAATTTATCCGTGAAATTGATAAAAACATTCCTTTAAAACGTGAAGAAATAAAATTTGGATTGGGTTTATCAGCAAAAGTACTGCCTGAATTAAAAGCGGGAAATGTTAACACATTAGCTAATGTACTCTATTATGCCAATCAAACAGAAAATGAACAGATATCTTTAGATGAACTTGATGAATATATTGATACAGTAAAAGATATTGAGAAATTATTTGATCAGGTTGAGAAATCCTTACGTGAGTCAAATGCGGGGAAGTTAGCCGTCAAGAATCTGGAACAAAATCTGAACAAATAGATAGTAATTCAGAGGAGATGTATGAACAAATCTTACTCAATGCTTTAAGATATCTTGGCATAAATGAATTTAAAGAAATCAAGCGTATGTCATTGAGAGAATATGAACTTAGGATGACAGCTTGTCAATTACGTATGTTGGATGATAGACAAAAAATATATGAACAAGCTTGGGCCAATCAACAAGTTCAAGCCACCAAGAAATCTGGGAAAAAATCTATTCCTGTTTATGATACGTTTGAGAAATTCTTTAATTATAAGAAATTCGAACAAGAAATACTCGGGCATCGAGAAAAAGAAGATAGATTGTTGACAGGTTTATTTAAAAAAGCAAACTCCTAAAGAAAGGAGGAACCTATGGAAAATTATTCAGTAGAAGCAATTCTTACGGCGGTAGATACCAATTTTACTGCAACAATAAAAAATGCCCAGGAAATTGTAACTAGTTTAACAGAGACAATTAATCAAACGACATTTTCAATTTCTGAAATGACAGGAAGTATCGGAGTATTCAATTTATTAGGACAGAGCGCTGCTTTGGTAAAAGAGTCACTTGAAGGCATGATTGCATGTTTTAGTGAATTTAGTCAATCTGCAACCATTTTTCAGGAATTGGGTACTAATATTCTAGAGATGGGAAATACAATTCAAACACTTACCAATGGAATCACCCTATTACCTGCATTGTTAAATACAGCATCTGAGAGTGTCAATCAGTTAGTTTTAGCCTTCCAAGCAATGAATCAAGCTTCAGTAAGCGTAACTGTCTTAAGTAATACAATGCTGACATTTCAGACAATTTGTAGTGCAGTGATTCAATCAATAGATCAATATACGAATAGTTTAAGTGCAACAGCTACAATGATTACTGCTTGGAATGAATTGCAATTACTGATGGGCGTTATGTTAGACCAATTGGCTGAAAAATTTACAGCAACCTTTACTATTATTCAAGGTGGATTATCGCAAGTATTGCAAAGTGGCATTGCAATCATTAACTTGTTCATTGGTAAAATCACAGAATTTACGATGTCCTTAGTACTAATGAATACGACATTTACAACTATTGTTAGTGGGATGGGTAATAATCTTAAAACAGTTTCTAATGCAATGACACCTATTCAAACCATGATGAAGGGAATTACAGATTTCTTAGGTAAGATAACAAATCTGATCAAGGGATTTACCGATCTAGGAAAAGCAATTGAAGCTTTATTTACTTTTATTGGTGTAGCAGAACCAGTTGTACTGCTTGTTACAGTTATTGTTGCGTTGGTTGCAGCAGTTATCTATCTTTGGAATATCAATGAAGGATTTCGCGATGCAATTATTACTGCTTGGACGACAATTATTAATTTTTTACAGCCAGCTATTACTGCAATTTCAGACTTTATTCAACAAATATTTGGTAATTTACTAGCTTGGTGGCAGGAAAATCAACAAACCATTCTTTCAGTTATTCAAACGGTTTGGACGATTATTTCAACAGTTATTCAAACAATATTGAGTAATGTTTTAGCCATTGTTAGTGGTATTTTTAATCAAATAAAAAATGTTATTAATTTGGTAATGGGTGTTATCAAGGGAATCATCACAACCGTTTTATCTCTTATTAGCGGTGATTGGTCTGGTGTTCTTGCAGGAATTCAAATGATAATTGGCGCTTTTGGCACGTATATTACATCAACCTTTGATAATTTTATGAGTACAGCTAAAGAAATAGTCAGCAATATTATTGATGGAATTAAGGCTGTTTTTGAATCCATAAAAGATATTGACCTATTAAAAACTGGTAAAGCCATTATGGATGGGTTTTTAGATGGCTTGAAATCGGCCTGGGAGGCAGTGAAAAAATTTGTTGGTGGCATAGGAAAGTGGATCAAAGATCATAAAGGACCAATTCGGTATGACGCAAAATTATTAATTCCAGCTGGGCAATCCATTATGAGCAGTTTAAATGATGGATTAATCAATGGATTTAAAGATGTAGAAAAAACCATCACAGGAATGACAGACACCATTCAAGACAACCTAGCAGTCATGTCATCAATAGAGTTCGGAAGCAATTTAGAAAGCTTGGATAGTAAAATGAGCACGCAAGTTGAACATAAATTTGCCCAAGAAAATAATAATAAGCCGGCAGTTTTTAACATTCAACTTGGAAATCAACAGTTTAAGGCATTTGTCCATGATATCTCTGATGTTATGGGTGGAGAAATGGCGATTAACATGCAATTTTAGTAAGGAGGGAGAAAATGTATTCTTTTAAAGATCCAAATATTGAAAAGAAATTTTATGAGCCATCCTTACCAAAATCTGCCATGAATTACGATGGTGTATGGCTGGAAGAAGTAATTGAAGGATACCGAACACTAACCGTATCAGGTAGAGAAATGCTTGCGATTGAAATTCAATCAGATAATACACAAGTTGGTTCAATTATTTCTTCTCAGCAATTATCTGCTAGAACGTTAAAAATTAGCTATCAGATAACAAATAAGGATGCTGAAAATTTATTAATCAATTACCGTTGGTTAATGGAACACTTATATAGAGAAAAAGACGTACCAATCTATTTTAATGATGAGTGCGATATTCTTTATTATGGCCGTTATTCAGGAAGTGATGAGGTTCCAGGTGATCGATATATGTTTACTTCAAGTTTTGATATTTATTGTTCTGATCCTAGAAAATATAGTCAAAAAGTATTCAGTGTACCTAGCCAGATTTTAAGTCATCTTTCTTATAAAACCTATCCATCAAAAATAAAAGTCTCCATTGAGACAAATAACGACTTAGAAATTAGTAATGGGGAACAAAAGATAAAAATCACGAATAGAAAGTTGAATCCAAATGATCTGGTTGTAATTGATTTTAATGAAGGAAAAGTATTTGTTAATAACATAGATCGAACAAACTGGCTAGATTTAGCAAGTGATTTTGAAAATTTTGAATTAAAACAGAATCAAAAGATTACTTGTACAAATGGAAAACTACACTTAGAGTATCGTTAGGTGAGTTTGTGAGCGAAAGTATCTATTTTTTTGATGATGCCCAACAACTGATCAAAATGGTTAAAGAAGAGAAAATTATTGAAGCTATTCAGGAAAAGGAAATTACAACAAACCAAGAAGAATTGTTGAATAGCACTCTCTCTGCCACTATTCAATTTGACGAAGAGTTAGCAGAAGCTGCCTTTATGGCAGTCAGAGAGCAAGAAGAATTTTTTACGATGTATAGAATAGTAACAATTAGTGATCCAGATAATCATTTAATCTTTACTGGAGTGGATTTTGCTCCTGATGAATTAGATGGATATATCGTAAAAGATGTTCGACCAAAAAACGAAGCAATAGAAACAGTAGCGAAACGGTTAGTTGAAGGTAGCGAGTGGCGAATTTGGTTTGTTGATGACAATATAAAGACCATTACAGATACCTTTTATTATCTATCGATCAAAGAAGCGCTCAAACAACTTCAGACAGTTGGCTGTGAAATGCTATTTAAATGTACACTTAATGCAGATGGCATCAAAGATAAATGGATTGAAATTTATCAAAAAATTGGTGAAGACAGTCAAATGCGTTACACCTATGGAGAAAAAGCACTAACTGTTGAAAGAGAGATTGATCGAAGCCAAATTTATACTTCGGTCATTGGACATGGAAAAGGCGAAGATGTTGGTGATGGTTATGGTCGTAAACTGGAATTTACTAATGTGGAATGGAAAAAAAGTAAAGGAGATCCTCTAGATAAACCTAAAGGACAAAATTGGCTTGAATTTCCTGAAATGACAAAGTTATATGGGATTCCCAGAAAAAATGGTGAAATGTATCGACGAGAAAAAGTCGTCACTTTTGATGATGAAGAAGATGCAACAAAATTATTAGAGAAAGCCTACCAAGAGTTACTTGAGTGTTCTAGACCATTGGCTCAATTCAAGGCGACTGTGTCACAAGGTGAGAATGTTGGAAATAGGGTAACAATTCATCGTTATGATCGAGGATATCATTACCAAACTAGAATATTTAAAACTAGCTTAAATCGGTTAACAGGAGCAATAGAGGCGACTATTGGTGATAATCTGACAACGAATTTATCAAGAAAGACATCAAAAAATGCGAATGATATTAAAGAGTTAGATAATGAAAAACAAAATTTTTATGAAGCAACAGAAATATCGAAATGGCAATCAGACGTTGTTCGTGGAGCTAAGGGTGGCTCTATTATGTTGATGAATCCAGAAGATTTAGGTAAAAGCAGCTCACGTCAACCCACCCATATGGTTTGGATGAATGGCCAATCTATAGACAAAAGTAATAAGTTTTTAGTAGCAAATAGTAATGGCATTGGGTTTATTGATGGCAAATTTGATTTAAATCGCTTTAATAGTGCTTGGAAAATTGATGGTGAATTTAATGCTAATTTTATAAAGGCAGGAACCTTGCAAGCTATAGATATACGTGGTGTCAATATCTATGGGTCAATGTTAGAGTCAGATAGTAATGGATTTAAGGTCATTATAAAGGATGGTCAAGTTCGTTTTATCCGTTCAAGTGACAATCGGGAAATGCTCGCTTTTTCTCCTACAATTGCAAGTGATACAGGCAAATTAATCGGTGTCCATTTAATTAAGGGTCGAGGATTCTCATTCGCTTTGGCGGCTAAGGGACAAACAAAAGACAGCTATAGATCTGTTGTTGAGATACCTGCCGATAGCACAATGGAAAATTTAAAACTTAACCTAAATGGTAAAATATCCATCAATGGTTCATTATATATCAATGGTCAACAAGTTGTACCAGGTCAAGGAGGTGGTAGTACACCCGGTGGTGGCACTGGAACAGGGGGGTATCCACCTGAGGTAACCAGCCAGACCGGTAAATGGGCATTGGAAGTGTGGAACTATCTCATCAATAATGGCTATAGTAAACCTGCAGCAGCAGGTATTTTGGGAAATATTCAAGAAGAAACCGGGCATACGATGAATCCAGATACAGATCAAATTGGCGGACCCGCTTATGGACTTGTTCAATGGGATGGTTCTGCCTATCCATTAGTAGGCCCTGCAACATGGAATGGTCGTGAATATGTTCAGCGTCTTTTATCTGCCGCAAAGATTTCAGAAGATTACCGAACGACACTTGCCCAGTCTAAACTGATTAATTGGAGTATGTATAATGGCCAATGGATTGGAAAAGTGACTTAAAAATCTTAAACTTGGTACTAATACTGGAACAGCAGGGCTGAAGCATCTAGAAAGTTTGATGGGACACACTGTAGGAAATGGTCAATGCTATGCAGCATCTGCAGAATATTCAGGTTACTTAGGTGGATGTGGATTGGGTGCTGGAACAAAATATGGCTTCAGTCATGTCGTTGGTGATACAAGTTCTGCTGCTGATATTGGTTCTTCTTATGATTGGAAGGCGGTTGGTTGGAAAGTCATTTTTAACCCTTCCTACAATCAATTGGTCACTGGTGCTATTGTCAACATTAAGCGTGGTGGACAATGGGGAACTGGTTGGACCGTTGATGCTGTCTATGGACATACTGGCATAATTTATGGTTTGTCAGGAGGCAAAATTCAAACCTATGAGCAAAATGCAGAACAAGGCCAAATCATTGCTAAGTATAATCGTATATATTTTAATAGTTCGATTGCTTCAATTGTTATCCCACCAAAATAAAAAGAAAGGAGTGAGCAAATGATAAATTACCCAATGACGTTACCAACAACCGAACCCAATAACTTTGTTGGTTTAATTAAAATCCGACAAGGCGATACGGAAAGTCAAGTTTTTGATGCGACGATTGTTCAAAATGGTGTACCCGTTGATTTTACGGGATTAACGCCATTCTTTTGTGTCAAGAGTAGTCCAGCAACTGGATTAGGATTTTCTGAGCAGAAAGTGACACAAATTCTTGATGCCAAACAAGGTCGCTTAACCTATACCCTAACAGACTATGATATGCAAGCGGTCCAGTTGAATCACGCTTATTTTAGTTTCCGAAAATTAGGGTCAGATCAAACTTGGCGACAACAATTCAGCACAAAAGGCTTTGCTTATTCGATTGTTCCATCAATTTATACAGACGGAATTAAAGATAGTAATTATATTTGGACCTTTGAAGAAATCTTGCGTTATTTCCAAGAGTGGGTCAAAGAATCCATGAAAACATATGATGATTGGTATTTAAAAGCACAAGCAGAATTACAACGTATTATCAAACTTTTTAGTGATTGGATTAATGAAAGTAAGAAAGAGTATGAAACGTGGCGAGAAAGTGAAAAGGAAGCTTTTGACCAATGGATGATTACAAATAAGCAGGATTATGAAGCATGGTTTAAATCAGTGAAGGAAATTCTTGAAAGTATCGATCCAAATGGAAAATTACTATCAGAAATCATTGATGCCAGACAATCTGTAGATGGACAAAAACATGCGAATTTAAAAGAACGTCTCGATACAATGGAGAATAACTCTTTTAAAATGACAGACAGAGAAGTGGATACATTAATGGTTTTACAAGATGATCATTTTAGTAAAAATCATGAAATAACAAACGTTGGCACGGCTCCCGATTCAAATGTAGATTATGCATCTTTAGTCATTGCTGAAATTGATAATAAAAAACAGGATACCTTTTATTTAGAAAAAGTAGGTGAGATAAATGACTGAAATTAAAAAAATGATGGAAACAGACGAGAAAGGCATCCAACGACAAATTTACCCAATTATCCATGTATCTGCTGTTACAGGATTAGATAAAATTATTAGTGGCGAATCTAGGGTGTTTTCCGTGAATGGTAAAACAGGTGCTGTTCTTATTACAAAAGAAGACCTTGGATTAGCAAATGCCCTAACTGAACTTCCTTATGCAAATGAAGAGCAAGATGGCATTATTACTGCTAAATTATTTGAGAATATAAAAAAGCTAGAAGAACAGGGAACTTTATTGCCTGCAACGTCTGAGAGACTTGGCACTATTAAGGTAGGAGATTTGTTAACCATTACTGAACAGGGCACCTTATCGGCTAAAAAGCAGACGGATGTTAATTTTACAGAGCTGTTAAAAATTAAATTAGATAATCTAAAAAATTATACTGCTGGTGCAAATATCACAATTACCGATGAAGGCATCATTTCAGCAACTAGAGGCAACAGTTCTTCAGATGGCGTAAATCAAACATATGTTGATCAAGGAGATAAAAATACATTTGAAGCTGCAAAAAAATACACAGATTCCAAAATTCCAAGTTTTACATTTGAAAAAATAGGAGAGGTTTAACAATGACAGATATTGTAAAAATTAAACAAGATGGTGTACAGATCTATCCACAATCTCACTGGAAAGCCATTATTGGCGCCCCAGAGTCAGTAAAAGGTGAAAAAGGTGAGAAGGGCGATCCAGGAATAAATGCTACTATAACAGAAGTAGCAACGACAATAGCCAATGGATTAATGGCAAAAGAAGATAAAGTAAAATTAGATGAACTACCTAATATTACATTAGAGAAAGTAGGAACAATTTAATGACAGATATCGTACAATTAAAGGAAGATGGAAAATCAAAATATTTAAAAACCCATGTTAATGCGATAGATGGTGTTAATGGAGAGTTGGTAAGCACACAAGGTGATACAAAAATTATAGGTAAAAAAGATTTTGAACATCTAACTATTAATGGTCGATCACCACAAACTTGTAGCTATCAGAAAGTGTTAAAGATGGCCGACATACATAGATAGTGATAATGTCAAATCAATGATTACAGAGTCAACTTTCCAGTTTAATCGGGTAGGGGATATAACGACTGTAAGTGGTCGTATTATCACAAACAAAGGATTTGGTAGTAACTCCTATGTTTTATACCAGGTACCATATGGATATCGTACCATACGAGCAAATGGAAATACATCAACCCCATTAATGGTATCATCTTGGGGAACAGCACCAGTCAATGCATTTTCACACTATAGCTGGGAGAATGAACGTTTAGTAGTATGGGTAAGCGAGGCACGGACTTATTATTTTACTGGAGTATGGTCAAGTGCAGGCACAAATTTTCCGGATGAATAAGGAGAATATAAAATGGATAAAAAAACAATATGGACACCTAACATAATTAGTAGAATTAACAAAATTAAATAACAAAATGCTGAACTTATTTTAGAATGAAAAAATATGCAAAAACAATTAATCGACATATAAACATAGTAAATTAACGTGTAAAAAACAATTAAAGCAATTAATCATTATAGTTAATTGTTGAATTCATACTAATACTAAGAATAGCACAACTAAAAAGAGACAATGACAACAAAACTTATATACAATTAGTGACTATTATACAAAACAATTAAAAATAAACCATTTAGTTAATTAACTAAGTGGTTTTCATTTTGGAAGGTTGGTGAAATAAATGCAAAAGCTAATAGAAAATATGCTGACAAACCCAGAAAAAATAACATTCGCTATCCTTTTTGTAGGATTGTTAGTTTGGGTAATGAAACAAAATAATGACCTAGAAAAAAGATATCAACTAACTATTGATAGACTCACATGTGCATTAAGTGAAGTAGAGGCCATCAAAAACATGGTTGGCAAAATCAACGAAAAATTAAAGTAAGGAAAATTTAAAAAATGAATAACAAAACGTTCAATTATTTAAAATGGATCGCTATTGTGGTGATTCCTGCACTAGGCACCTTTGTTGGTGTTGTTGGTCAGGCTCTTAATTGGGCACAAGCAAGTTTAGCAGTAACAATCATTGCAGCATTTGGCACATTTTTAGGAACCATCCTTGGTGTGTCACATGTTAATTATAAAAATAATTAAAAGTCGTCTTAACGGATGGCTTTTTTATATTCAGGATGATAACAAAAATGGTAGATATCAATAAAATGATTCAATGGATGGAAGACAGAAAAGGAAAAGTCACCTATAGTATGGAAAATCGTTATGGACCTAATTCCTATGATTGTTCTAGTGCCGTATATTATTCTTTAATTGCTGGCGGATTTTTACCTCAACAGAATATTATTGGAAATACTGAAAGCTTATTTAATGACTTAGAGAAAAATGGTTGGCAGCAATTAAAAGCAAGCAATGGCTATTTTGACACTCACAGAGGTGATATTTTTATCTGGGGTGATAGAGGATCAACAGCCGGCTCAGCTGGTCATACGGGTATTTTTGTTGATAATGATAACATCATTCATTGTAATTATGGCTATAACGGGATTACAGTGAACAATCATGATACAATATGGGGACATAATGGAAAACCAACAATTAATATTTATCGCTATGATAATGGAAATCAACCTAATCCGCCTAAAAGACGTTATGGTTATCGAGTAGATGACTTAAAAGTAGTTAACGGTGTCTGGCAAGTACGTAACAATTATTTGGTCCCCGTTGATTTTGATTGGACTGAAAATGGCATTATGCCTGAAGATCTAGATAAAATTAATCCAGTAGATGGTTCGATGCATCCAAATCAGGTATTTAAAGTAGGCGACTATTTTGCATTTAATCCTGCATGTGTATTAAGTGTAGATACGCCAGTGATGGTTAGCGGATGGCAATTTATGAAAGTAAATTTACGTCATACAGGCATTATTTGGTTGAGTGTTTATAGTAAAGACCATTTGATCTATGGCTAGAAATTTTAAACAAATAATTGGGACACTTACAATCTACAAGGGTATATCCTTCATCCTGGTAGGAAATTAATTTGATTAATGACTAGAATAGAAGCTGATTATGTAGATGGTTTCTATTCTAGATTTTTAATATACTTTACTAAATATTTATAGACTAAAGCTAAAATTTTATCCTAATCCTTAAATCAACTATCCATACCAACAACTATTACTTCTCTTTGATTTCCTCATAAAACTTTTTTGATAACGCATATAGTATAAAGTAATAGAAAAATTAATTATGCTTGATAAGTAATCTCAATCCCATATAAAATCAAAAAGTTTAGTTATTTTTAATTCTACTTTTTTATTATTTTATTAACTTATTTAAATTACTTAATAATTAGATGTAAGAACTCATCTAATCATTTATTTCCTCTCTAGCTGTTTCTTTTTTTCGCTTGGTTGGTGGACGAAACTCTATTCCTATGTTTTAATAGACTAGTTGAAAACTTTCAGATAATGAAATGAATATTCTTACAATTGAGAATTAGTGATAAGAATATTAGAAAGCATCTGAACTTCTTTCATCTAAATGTTCGATTCGCTTGAAAATATCTATGAGTTTTTTGATCTAAAAATCAAGGTTCAATTATAGGTGGATCGGTTCCTGTAAATATTTAATTGGTTTTTAGTAATTTGATAATTAGGTGATTATTTAAAGGGGGATAAAGATGAAAAAAGTAATTATGAATAAAAAAGTCAAGGAACTTTTGTTTGTGACGTTAGGTTCACTGGTTTTAGCTGTTTCAATTAATTCTATTCTATTACCCAATGCATTGGTAGCAGGTGGTGCAAATGGCATAAGTATTGTTTTAAATCATTTGTTTGGTTGGAATATCGCTCTTGTTTTGTATGCAATTAATATTCCTTTGTTATTGCTTTGCTTTTTGCTATTGGGAAAAGGGGTAGGAATTAAAACTATTTATGGCAGCTTGGTCTATCCATTCTTTGTTGGATTAACTGGAAATATACCGGTATTAACACATAATATTTTATTGGCTGCTATTTATGGTGGTATCTTAACTGGTTTAGGGTTAGGGTTGGAATTTAAAGGAAATGCTTCAACGGGTGGTACGGCGATCATTTCACAAATTGCACATAAATATACAAAATTACCAATGGGCATTTGTGTTTCTATTGTTGATGGTATGGTTATTTTAGGTGCTTTATTTGCTTTTAATGTAAATATTGTTTTATTTTCATTAATCTGTCTATTTATTATTGGCAGAGTTATCGACTTCGTTCAAGCTGGTCTTGGAAGATATAAAAATTTATTGGTTGTCAGCTCAAAATCCTTGGAAATTAGAGCAACACTTATTAGGGAATTAGATAAGGGTGTAACAATTATTCCGATAGAAGGTGGCTATCAACAAGAAGGCAAAGTAATGCTAATGACCGTAATTAAGGAAAAGGATTATTCAGCCATTCAAGAGAAAATTTTAGAGATTGATGATCAAGCATTTATTGTCTCCATGACTGCAAATGAAGTAAAAGGTAGAGGATTTAGCATTCAACGTATATTAGGCATGGATCAATAA